TGCTGGACCTGGATCTCCCTGTGGTCCTGGATCACCTTGTGGACCCTGTTCGCCTGGCGCACCATCGGCACCGTCTGCACCATCGAACCCACGTGGTCCTTGGATACCTTGTTCACCTTGAGGACCTTGTTCACCTTGAGGACCTTGTTCGCCTTGTGGACCTGGATCACCTTGAGGACCTTGTTCGCCTTGTGGCCCTGGATCACCTTGAGGACCCTGTTCACCCTGCTCACCTTGAGGACCTTGTTCACCTTGAGGACCCTGTTCACCCTGCTCACCTTGAGGACCCTGCTCACCTTGAGGACCCTGCTCACCTTGTGGACCAGGATCGCCTTGAATTCCAGGTTCACCATTTCCAGTGGAAATGATGCGACCACCTGGAGTAATTCCATCTGATAGTCTTAGTGCGGGTGTTTCTGCATTAGGATCGAAGAACAACTCACCATCTTTACCGACAAATTGTGCTGCGGTTGTGGTGCCGCCTAGTTTCTCTGAGTAGACTCTGAATACTTTTGACATTATTGTTCTTCCGTATTATTTTTTGTGGGCTTCTTGGGAGAAAATTTCTCAATACCAGTAATGCCTAATGCACCAATAACAATGTACATAGCGCCATCAAAAATAAACTCTTCTATTGTATAGTCCCAAAATAAATTTGAAATGAAAGCGGTGCAAACTAGTAGCATAGCAATCATTGCTATCCAACGTTTAGTTGATGGACTGCCACAAGTATCTGCCATCATATCGGCAATATATTTAAGCATGACTTATCTTCCTATAAATTTCTTAAATGAAAAAGATTCTTTGATTCCCATACCGCGTCTGACATCATCATACATTTCTGCTTTATGTTGTTCAGACATTCCACTGGGTGCCATGCTATGAAATGAAGTCTGATCTCCAGCAGCTGCCGCTGCTCTCATCTTAGAAGCCGATGCTCCTGATACACCATGATTCTCATCACTACGTTCTTCGCCTACAGTATGAATTTTTATGTTATTAAATTTAAAATAACCGTGTCTACCTTCTACACCATTATACTTATTGAGTAGAGTTTTGAATTCATCAACTCTATCTGAACCAACGTGCATATGCAAATCTGTAACACCATTACTATGCAATCTTGACAGTTGGTGTAGAAGTGTTGGGTGTTCTTTAGTTGCGGTAATGATATTAGCACCAGGAAATGCTCTTTTGGCATGTTTTAATTTTTGTTCTGGTGTTAAAGGATTCTTTTTAGGATCATGAGAGCCTGTTAAGATAATTGTATGTCCATTTTTACCTGCGGCATTTCTAACTTGATTAATAACAAGTTCATGTCCAGCGTGAACAGGATTCATTCTACCTTGTGTTATATGATGAATCATTTTGCGTTCCTAGATGCGCGAAGAATTGCACTTCGTTCTCTGTTTGCTTTAGAGAAGCCCTCTCTATCAACAATCTTTAAACCATTAGAGACATAACCTTCACCACCAGCAGCTTTGCCACCAATATGAGTTGTAAACCCGCCAGCACCATGTCTATCTAGATTTCTAGCTAAAATATTTGTTGCCTGTTGCATGTGATGATGAATATCAAAAGTCTTAGCAAATTCTTTTCTATTATTTAACACATGTCCAATGTCGGCTTCCATTGTAATCGTCTTAGCATCTTTTGCTTTTTGAGTTTTAACTTTGTCAATTAATTTACCATGAACTGCCTGTAAATGTTTAATGTAATCTGTAACATTAGGTGTATCACCAGAATCTACAGTCTTATTAATATACGTTCTTAAATGTTTTTCGTGACCGTTCAGATGGTCCCAAGTATGACCGTGCATCAACTCATTTGCTGCATCGACATGCATTTTTGCCTGTTGTTTTTCTTTTGGAGACATGAGCATGTGTTCTGGCTCAACTGTGTGTTGAACAAGATGAACATCAGGATGAGATTGGAAATCTGAAGTGTCAGTGATTGGTTCAGCAGTCCTATTAGCACCAACTAAACGAGAATGAATTACAACACTGACTTTTGACTTCATCAGCTTTTGTCCTTCAGGACTATTTTTAGCTGCTCGGTATTCAATTGTATTTGGAGTATGTGTAATCTCTCCAGCTGGAGTCACATCTCTTGTCTGTGGAGTGGACATAAATCCACCTTGATATTCACCGGGTTCTTTTGGAAGAACCTTACCGAGATGTTCTAATAATGCGTGAAGTGGACCAGCAAGATAGGGCTTGTCGCCGTGCTGTTTGTCAATGTCTTCGTGGCTGTGATTATATCTTGCGCCAGAACCTTTATATTTTACCGCAACCGATCCGTCTGGATTTCGCATTGCGTGGAATGACATCTTATCGTCAATCTTTCTGGTAAGTTTGGCATTACCAGTTAAAACACCACGCAGAGTTTTAAGTGCGTGGTGTGCGGCATCTTCTCCGTCAAAAGTCCTATCGGACGGATGCTCAATATGAGCAATTCCGCCCTCATGCTTTACGTCTTCACTAAGATAGGATAAAAAAGTTTGCATAGGGGTTTCCAGAAATTAATCTCTCTACCCCTATTTATAATAGCTAGGCTGTGGAATTTTCAGGCATTAACTTGACAATATCACCAAAAATTCTTTCCATTTCTAGTTCAACATCGATATCAAGAACATTAATTGGTGGGAAATCGATTGTGCCATTATTATCTAGTTGAAACTTTTCCGAATTGGTAGGCACATCGGCAAAAAATAGTTGCCATCCTGAGACAACTTCCTTGGTATCAAAAGGACCACCCTCAAACATGTGAGTTACCTTATCTACTTGCTCGACAATCTCTGGAATAGTAGGTGGTCCTTTAAAGAATCCGCCAAGAAATTCTTTACCACCAACAATCTTCCACAAAGGCATCTCAGTAGATCCAACATTTACCCATGTCTGAGTTGAGATAATCAGTTTTAAAGGAATGGATTCCTCAGGAATTTCTGGTGCATCCAATTCAACGTTCACAGGATCTTTAAGATTAATTTCAATTAATTCTTCTGTCATTATTATACCTTTAAATTTTGGCGTCCCGTAAGAGATTCGAACTCCTGACCTAGTGCTTAGAAGGCACTTGCTCTATCCAACTGAGCTAACGGGACATATTATTATACTAGCAGGAATCATACCCGTTGTCAAGAATATTCTCTATCTGGATATTTAAACCACCCCGTAGCAATATATTTTTTCCCTACTAAATCTGGTGCAGCCCTATGAATATGTGTGTATGCTGCAGGCCATATTAATAGCGTACCCTCTTCTGGCTTAACATCCAATTTTTGATTTAAAAATTGCGTCTTGCCGCCCTGTTCAACTGTATTTAGATAGATCATCCATACGGCAAATCTGCCTTTAGACACACCAGGTCCTTGTTCATAATGCCAAGAATGAAATCCACCACCAGTTTCCGATCTCTGTATTTTCCAACCCTTATCAAACACTCTAGAAAAATGATTAGTTGTGATATCGTATTCTAAATTGTAATCTTGCCAGGCAATTCTTACGGCATTAATTATTTCATCCTCATATTTAATTAAACTACCATATCTAGAACTAAAAATGTTATAATCAACTCGGCTTTTATCATTAGAAAATCTAACTCCAGATCCAGGATCTTCTCTGGAAAGAATTTCATCTACAACTTCACATACAGATTGGCAAGTTTCTGTAGATAGTACGTTAGTATATTTACCAATAAAGTCCATTAGAACTGTAAGTCTCCGCGCTTTCTTCCAAATCCAAAGCTAGTATTATCGAACACAGGAACAGTCAACTCTTCTTGTCCAGAATCAGTAATGCCAACTTGTTCCGAATCTTCAACATCATATAACTTCATCTTACCTCGGTCAACTCCAATCATAAATCTTTTGTTTACACCAGGATCATTATATCTATTCTTCAATTGCTTTACCATCAACTGACCTAGCTTCTCAAGCTCTTCGGTAGAGATGATAGCAAACATCAAGTCAGCCGTTGCGGGCAAACCAAAAGACTCGGAGGTATCTGTAAGTTCAACATCAGAGTTTGCATAACCACTACGAGTTGTCTGAGTGGCAGAAACAATAGGAACATTAAACTCAACAGCAAGACCACGAAGTTCTTCTGCGATACTCTTGATGTATGTATAAGAGTTTACAGAACCACCTTGGCGAATTCTACTTGATGCGCTGATATTTAGATAGTCAATATAGATAATATCTGGAGAAAAGTTTCGCTTCAAAGCAAGTTCATTTAACAGTGCCTTAAAGTGTCCAACGTGTGCGCCAGCAGTTGGATATTCCTTGATGATAAGTCTGCCCTCAGTCTTGCTTTTAATCTTGGCAAGTCGCTGTTCAAACATGGACTTAGGAATATCTTTTAGCTCTTGAATATTGATATTCATTAGATTGGCATCGATACGTTCTGCGATACGTTCTTCTGCCATTTCTAGGGTAATATAGAGGACGTTCTTACCCTGTGCTAGTACAGATGCGGCACAATGGCACATAAACAAGGACTTACCAACACCAGTGCCAGCCAAAACAATATTCAAAGTTTTGTTAGGCAAACCACCGTTAGTAATCTTATTGAACATTTCAAGATCAAACGGAATCTTTTCTTCTACTTGATGATAGAATTGATATCGATCATCTCCGTTCTCAATGTAATCATGACCCACATTATTGTCAAACGCAACACTCAAGGCTTCAGATAAGATGCTTGGTATACCGTCTTTAGATAAAGTCTTTTCTGTACCATCAATAATCTGAATAGACTTCATGATGGCATTATAAACTGCCTGATCTTTACAGAACTTCTCGGTCTCTTCAATAATCCAATTTGAATTTACTTCAACTGGCTGTTTAATTTCTTCCAACTTCTCACTGACTAGATTGTTCAGCTTCTCATTTACTGTCTTATCATTAGCAAAGGCAATTGATATGGCATCAAATGTTGGAAGAGCATTATATTTGTTGATGAACTTTTGAATCTGTTGATAGATGTTTTTGTCTGCCACATCATGAAAGTATTCTTCCTTTACAAAAGGAATAACTTTACGCATGTAGTCTTCATCAGTAAACAGTTTACTGAGAATAATTGTTTCAATCTTCTTCTGCAATTTTCACCTCATCATCAAAATCTTGATCATACTCATACGAAATTTTCTCACAGCATGGTTGGCATATCCATTGTTCAAATGGGCCACCTTCATCATCGCCATGCAAGCAAAGTGCGGCATCTTTTTTAGGATTGATGCCGCACCCACAGTGTGCGCAAAATTTTAAATTTCGTTTAAATATCGTCTTCAGGAAGTTCAACATTGCCAAATGCCTCATCTACGTCATCGTCTGTCACAACAACGTTATCTTCTCGGAGCATCTGACCACCAGCCATACGATACCGCTTTTCGATCCATTCACCGAATGTCGGATCAGTGAGAATTGGCAACCAGAAATCCTTACTGTAAGTTTCTTTGATACGGAACTTTTTATCTTCGTTTGCTCTAGAGTACCATCCATTAGACGGCTTAACAACATGTCCAGATTCAAGTGCAATCTCTAGCAGACCAGACCACTTGCTGATACCACCTTCGAAAGTAACTTCAATAGGAATCTTTGACTTCTCTCGGACATAACGAGACTTCTCAACGTTGATGATGAAGTTGTACCCAACAACATCAGCACCATCTTTTTCTTGCTGGCGTCCGATGATAAAGATGTTATCGGCTGAGTAATAGATGCCAGTACCACCAGACACAATTGCCTTCGGGAACATGCCGATTTCCATGTAAGTATGATTGACAACTACCATTGGAATGTCCTTGATGGTAAGATGTGGTGTGATCATACGGAACAGGGACTTCATCTGCTTGGCGCGAGTCATATCTGCAACCGACTTACCGTCTAGGGCATCATCAACTTCTTTCTTAGATGCCAAGTTACCCACAGAGTCAACAATAATCATTACGCGGTCTTTACGTTCCAGTTCATTCAACTGGCTCATAACATCGTGCTTCAACTGTTCAATGTCGGTGATAGGCGTATGAACTACCTTATTTGTATCGATACCAAAGTTTTGAAAATAAGATTGCGGTGCACCAAACTCTGAATCATAGAACAGAATAATACCATCTTCATACTTTGTCTGGAAACTCTTAGCCAACATCATGGCAAAGGCAGTCTTGAAGTGCTTAGATGGGCCAGCAAAGACAGTCAGACCAGGTGTAAGACCACCATCGAGGCGACCAGACAGTGCCACATTCAATGCAGGAACTGAGGTCTGAATTAGATCCTTAGTATTAAACAGTCGGCTCTCAGCAAGAACCGAAGTGTCTTTAATAGTGCTATTCTTTTTCAATCTTTCAATCAGTGACATCTTAATTTTCTCCATCATTAGTTTCGGAAACGGTGCGAACAGAATAACGTCTGAAGTGGTTAGCTTCTAACGCATCCTCAAATATATTAGGTTGACTATAGCACAAAGAACTCATGTGTGTCAAGTCTTTTGGCAAACAAGTTCCACCAAATCCAAGTTGACCATCTGGCCCAGGAACTTTCCAGTGTGTGCCGCCAACAATAGGATCACTTTCCAATAAACTTTGTACTAAATCATAATTGATAAAATATGCATCACAAATTTCTTTATACTCATTAGCAATAGCTACTCGCATAGCAAGAGCAGAATTTCTTGCCAACTTATACATCATAGCTTCAGCATTACGAACGTAGTAAACTTTCTTATGCGGCAGTTCACGCTTACATATTTCTACTAAGTCCAAATCTCCAATAAGGACTGGAAGAGTAATATCATCAACATCTTCTTGCCAATGTCTCTCGCGCAGAAATTCTGGCATCATAATGGCATCTGGAAAAAATGATACTTGTTCTGGACCAATTGTGCTTCTAATGACAATCTTACCTTTTGTTGACCACTGGTCATAACAGTCATTAAGAATTGTAAGATCCAACTTACCGTCAATATCTGGAGTTGGGACACATAGAAAAATATAATCATATTCCTCTCGGTCTGCTACCATTCCATATTTAGGATCACAGATATGAATTTTAATATTTGAATTTCTAAAAAGATATTCTGTGGCTTTACCTACAAAGCCATAACCAACAATCAACATGTTCATGAAAACAAATCCTCTAATGATGCTTTGGGTTCAGCAGACCAACCAAGACCAGATACAATCTGATTTACTGGATCGAGGAAGGTCTTCTGAAACATAGTATTATAATCAACGTACTTATGTATATCAAATTCTTCTGGCAATTTACCAATAAAAGATATACAGTTCTCACGCATGGTATTTGGTTCAGTTAGGTACAAGAATTTAATCTTTTCACCTTCCTGAATTGCCTCATACTTCTGAGTGAGTTTATCTTTATTAAGTCTGTAGTTATACAACAGGGCACCACGAACATGCATTGGCGTACCCTTGGAATAAATGTTTGCTGAATCAGAATACTTGTCTAGACCATTTACACTACGCGGGAAAGCAATGTCTTCTGGCAAAAGTTTATTGAAAGAAGTTTTTGTTGTACTAACAAATTGCTGTAGTTTACTTTCATTACCAGAAAGAATGATCTTCATTGCTTCACGCAAGGACTCTCTGACTGGCGCCGGTGTAGACGACTTGACAATTTCAAGACCCATGACTTTAAGTTTTGGTTCTTTATAACGAACACCCTCGTTATCGTAGACATTAAGTGCATACCTTTTCTTTGCAACCCAGATGCCACGTTCCGCAATTGCTTCACGTTTGAAGATAATTTTCTTTTGAAACGCATTCGTGTAATTCGCAAGTCCATCGCAACTCTTGTTGATTGCCTCTGTGATCTTCTCTTCGCAGATTTTATTGAGAACATCAATGAGTCTGTCGCGGTCCATATCAGAATAAAACTTAGCGACAAGAGGCTCCAAGGTAATATAGCAAGAATCAGTATCACTGTAGAAAGAGTAGTCATAGTTTTCAGTTCCTACAATTTTATTTAGGTATTTGTTTAGAGCATTACCAACTTCCTGAATGATGTACTGACCAGTCATAGTGATACCTTCAGCTACGCGGGCATCATAATAACGGAAGTATTCATTACCCATGGCACCGAACAGAGAGTTCAACTGAATCTTTCTTGCCATCTGAAAGTTATTATACTTCGAAATGTCATTCTTCAACTTAGGATTCTTAGTAGACTCATATTCCTTTTGAGCCGCGATCATCAACTTCTTATAACGCTGGCGATCATCAAAGAACTTCTCTACAATTTCTGGGAATAGACCCTGCTTTTCTCGCGAATAGCAATAGCCATTGGCAGTCATACAATGTCCATCTTCAACCAGTGATGCTAGATTGTGCTTCTTATCCAGAAGACCACGAACCGTGGTATCAAAAACTTTATCTCTAATCATCATCTCTGGAGAGAGGTTGTATTGCATGATGATAGAAGGATACAGAGAGGTTGCATCGAATGAAACTACCCAGTCATACCTACCGGGCTTAGGTTCTTTAACGAATGCACCTTCAATAGGTCTACCCTGCTGAATCTTCTTCTGAGGAATTTGGATATTCTTGTTGTGTAGATGATTATAGATCAGACAGTCCCAGGTTCTAACCTGAGAGAATACATCATTATAATTACACTTGGCGTCATATGCCATGGTAAGGCAAAGTTCAATCAACTTTAGCTTGCGTTCCAATTCATCAACCAGTTCAGTATCTCGGATGTTATATTCCGTAAACTTCTGCCAGTCTTTGGTATAAAACTCTCGGAAAGTATCATAAGGATTTTCTAGCTTAGACTTACCGAGTTCTACAGAGGCAATATGATCCAGCTTGTAGGATTCTTGGTTTGAATAAGTAAACTTCTTATATAGGTCTAGGTAGTCAAGGACGGCAACACCAGTAATGTCGTACTTGATATACTCGCGACCCATGATTACTTGTGGATTCCTACGAACAAGACCCCAAGGAGAAAACTTTCTTTTCCATGTGGTGTCTTCATCGGAACACATGATGCGTTCTACACGCGCAACAAGATAAGGAATGTCAAACAACTCACAGTTCCAACCAGTAACCACATCCGGAGGATCATTTGCCCAGTCTTGGAGAAACCTCTCTAGAAGATGTCGCTCATCTCGGAATTTAAGATAGGTAAGATCGTCTCGGTAGTGATTGAAGTCGCCAGTACCATAGGTAATCATCTGACCAGATACTAGGTCTTTAATCGTGATTAGTAGTACAGACTCTATCGGATTGGCAACATTAGGAAAACCAAACTCGGAAGACGTTTCGATGTCGATAGTCCAGATTTTAATCTTAGACATATCCCACTCAATCTCGCCAGGATATTCCGTGGTGATATACTGATAGCCGTAATTGGTCTGACCGTAAATAGGAAAGTTGTCTACTTCTTTATAAGATTCGACAAACTCTTTGGCTTCTTTGCAGTCCGTAAACTGCATGGTCTGTAGGTTCTCACCGTACAGAGACTTGTACTTAGATTCCGTTTTAGATCGAACAAACAAAACGGGCGAAAACTCCGCCCGCTTTGAGATACGTTTACCGTTTACGATACCGCGAGTTAGAATCTTGGAGCCGTACTGGTGCGCACATGTATAAAAATTCATCATATAGTTCCTTCACGTTTATCATAGTATACTAAACTCCAAGCCAGATGTCAATAGTTATTTGCCACACCAACTAGCCTTTGCTTCACCCATATATTTGCGGGCAAGACCAGCAGCAATCTGCATTTCGGCAAAACTCTTACCGTTGATAAACACTTCAGCATCAATACGACCACCAAACTTGTCCCAGCCTACCAGATTTACCTGGATGATCTGACCTGGCTTAATGGTATCTTTAGCGAACTTAGTTGCCTTAGCTCCTAGGTCGGCTTCCGCTTGACACTTGGCTCGTCCACCCTTCTCTGGAGTATCGA